GGCGTGGCGTTTACGTGAACGTGAAACCGTCAGGGACTCTAGTGAATCCACTGCGCGATTTGGATACGTCCACGGTACGAGCCTCAGCACCCGTTGGTGTCATGTTGTAGATCATGATCGACCCAGTGGTCAGCGCAAAATCATGCGCATTTTGAGCAGATGTAGCACCAGTACCAACTGACGCAACGGTCGTATAAATAGGAACGTCGGTATAACCGTCATCGTCTGGTGTTCGCACAATCAACTGGGTGGTGATGTCACCTGCCGCCAACGGCACGGGACTCTGGTGTTTGATCGGACACTTAAGCGCATCCGCAACAGTGTCATGCTTGCAAACAAGGCGTGGCAGACACATTGTTGCTGGCTCGTCAAGCTTGAAGTCATCTTCTGTGGCCACGGACGACCAATTGGTGTACGTGTCCCAGATCCATCGACCAGCTTCCAGTGCAATGGCTTCGGCTCGTGTCGACGCTATGCCGAACGAATTGCTAAAACCACCAGTTGAGAAACTAGCATCCTGCTGCAATGCAACGTCATTCTTGAAAGAAGGCCCTGCGGCGTTGATAACATAATCAGCGGCGGATGTGTTCATGGTTGACGTTTGGTCACTGCCACGAACACCACTAAACTCAACCTCATATTCAGCCATGACATAACCAGCTGCGTTGCCATTGTCATCAGAATTAGCACCATGCACCAACCAAAACCCAGTCATTTGAAAGATCTTCGCCGGATCAACCTCACTGTCAGGCTGGACATTGAACCACTCGTTACCTCGGTACTCGTAGATCTTGGTGGACATTGATGGAGTGATCACCGCACCACCAACAGCATTCTCATAGGCCAACAAATTCGGCATGTTCGCCGGAGATGTATCCGAAAAATCTTGCGAAAAACCCAATCCCAACATACCTTCTTTGGTTGTGGGACAAGTACTCACGTAATGCAATCGGAACTTGCGAAATCGGTAACGCTGGAATGTGTCGGCAAGACCACCCAATCGAGGGAAGAGCCCCACCCGCCGAGATGGATTGATATGAAACAAACCAGAACGGAACGGCTGTGACATCAACAAATCACTGATTAGCTCGCGTCCAAAGACACGCACTCCATCAGGCGTTGATCGGAACTGAAAATCAGATCCGAGTTCGTGCGGATTCAGTGTTCGGTTGTACGACACTTGCATCGACTTGTCAGGCTGCTTCTTTTTTGGTCTCGGTTTTGGTCGCGGCTTGTAAACAATAACCTCTTTAACTGGTTTCTTCTTCTTCCTGGTGCACGGCTGCAGGGCCTGGCTCCAGGCATAACGATTGTACGCCTGATGCATGGCCACACCGGTGTGCAAGTCATGGAAAGATACCAATGAAAAGATAGCATGTAACGTGGCATGGTCGGTCGTTCCAAACAACTCGTCTTCAACTCGACCATATTCAAACCCACGTGCAAACGCTTCTTCAGCAGTCGTCACGCCTTCGAGTTTTTCCAACTC